CTCGGTATTCAGTTGCTTCGCAATAGGTTCGCATTACTTGCGATGGAAGCAGCGGAAAAATCCGTTCAGTCTCCGATTGTTCTTCCATCAGATGTTAATGAACTGGAAATGGGTGGCGATGCAGTTATTCGCACCGCAAACCCTGCTGGTGTACGCCGTGTTGATTTAAATATTCCACCTGGAGCATTTACAGAACAAGCGCTACTACAGCAAGAATTACGTACTGGAACACGTTATCCAGAGGGACGTACAGGAAATATTGATGCCAGCATCATCACGGGACAAGGTGTGCAGGCGCTTATGGGAGGCTTTGATACACAGGTCAAGTCTGCTCAGGCTATCTTTGCTTCATCACTGCGTGATGTTATTTCTGTTTGCTTTGAAGTAGACGAAAAGTTTTTTGATTACGAAAAGACTATCCGTGGCGTAGATGCTGGTAGCCCATACCAGATTACATATAAACCGTCTAAGGATATTAAGAAGGATTACTCAGCCGATGTTCGCTACGGAATGTTGGCAGGACTTAACCCAGCACAGGGTCTTATCTTTATGTTGCAAGCACTTGGCGGAGGTTTGATTTCAACAGACCTTGCTATGCGTGAGTTGCCGTTTGGCATTAACGTAACACAGGAGCAAGAAAAGATTGAGATTGAAAATATGCGTAAGTCGCTTGTTCAATCTCTACAAGCCTATACACAAGCCATTCCACAAATGGCTATTCAAGGTGGGGACCCATCAATGGTAATCAAGAAGGTTGCTGACGTTATCAAAGCACGCCAGAAAGGTGTGCCTATTGAAGACGCAGTTGAAGAAGTCTTCGCACCAGAATTACCTCCTGCTGGCGCTCCACAGGTTGAGCAACCGTCCCCTGCTCCCGCTGCGCTGGCAGGAGGCGCTCCTCAAGCACCAACGCTACAAACTCTTTTATCTAGTTTGACATCAGGGGGACAAGGAAGTGCTAGCGCTAGAACTGCTATACGGAGGTAGTTATGCCACCGCGTAAAAAGAAACCGCAACCACGTAGGCGTAAACCACATACTGTAGAAAATGAAGAATATACAGCGTTAGAGATGTATTGCATTTGGCTTAATGAGTACTACAACTCATTGCTTAGGGCTGGATTTAAAAGCGATTTAGCCTTGTCATTTGTTATGGATAAAAGTTCATATCCAAATTGGGTTGATTATAAATCGCCTACTGAAGATGAGATTAAAAAATATCTGGATGAGGAAGATGAGGACTAATGGCAGACATTAGAGAACAAGTTTCTGGTATCGGTGCTCAGTCTAAAAGAACTGATTTAAATGTTTCTCAGCAACCAACCAGATATATTTCTGGCTTGCCATATGGTGAGGGTCAGGCTACCTATGAGCAGCAGAAGGCTGCTCCTATGGCTATTAATCCGCTTGCAGAAGTAGCATCTGAAATTACGCCAATTACTGCTTTTACTCAAAGACCAGAAGAACCAATTACTGCTGGTATGGATTTTGGAGCAGGACCTGGTCCTGAAGTACTTCCAATGATGCCTATGAAGGTACAACCATCACTGGCTGATACTTTTAATCAACTAATTAAATTTGACCCTAGCGGAGATGCAGAACTAATTTATAGACGGCTTGTTGACGAAGGATACTAATGGCGCAAACAGTTAACTACATTGTAGCCAAGACAAGTCCTAATCTTTACGCAGCGGCAAAGCAGGCTAACCTTTCACAGACTCAAGTAAATCAGATTGAGCAGTTTAGTTGGACAGTTGATAAGAACAAACAACTGCTGCGTAAACCTGTTGATACAGCACGTAAAGAGTTTTTTGGACTAGATGAAGAAGTTCAGAAAATGCTGCGCTTTTTGTATCCTGATGCTGAGTATGCTAAAGAAGCCCCTGATATGGGCGATAAAGTTTTGGGTATTGTTAAGGGTGCAGCAAAGTTAGCAGCCAGCCCGCTTATTGGACTTTATAAGGCTGCTGGTGTTTACGGTAGAGTGCTTAACACTCCATACTTAATGAGTCGTCAGGCTGCACAAGGCGAAGAATATTTTAGTAAACAAACATTTACTGATGCGTGGGATGGTCGCAGAGTATTTGATGAAGGTGCTCTTGCTGAGGCAGAGCGTGAATTTGGTAAAGATAATATAGAGATTGCTAAGGGCTTGCTTATGGGCAAGAAGCCTGGTGAGATTATTGAATCTCAAGGGCAACTTACCCAATCATTTCTTAATTCTTTTTCTAAAGCATTTAATGATGAGCCTGAGTTTAGACAGGTTATGGATGCTGTTAAGTATGCACAGGTATCACCTGGTCGTGACTTAGCACGTATTCTTAACAAGCCAACACCAAATAAGGCTGACTACATTAGCGGAACAACAAAGAATGTTTCTGGCTTTGTTGATTTTATGTATCAGATTGTTATTGACCCACTAACGTGGTTAACTGGTGGTGCTGCAAAGATACCTGGACTTGCTGCTAAATTAAATATGGGCGACCAAATGGTACGCAACGTACAGCAGTTTGGAACTTTAGGTGTTAGAAAATCTTTTGAGCAGTCTCCAGCACTGCGTAATCACTGGGATAATGAGATTGGACCGCTAGTAAAGCGTCTAGCAGAGTCTAAAGATGCAGCCGATGAATCAAAAATTATGCGTGAGATTGGCACCAAGTATGCTGGTCACGAAAATACTGAATGGCTACAACTACTTAAGCGTAATAAAATTTATAATGCTGAACAAGCCGTAAAATATTTTGGCGATAACACCGATGCTGCTATTAATTTGCTAGCAGGACGTGTAGAAGGTACTCAGTATTTCCGTAATGGTGTGGCTACAGCCCGCAATCAACGCCGTCTTGATTTTGGTATGGGTAGATTTATTGACGGAATCTTTAATCCTGCTATGTCAAAGCAAGATGTACTAAAACAAGGTGAAGATACTTGGACTAAGTTAACAAAACTTGGGGATGAAGGTACTAACTACGTCAGTCCAGAGGTAGCAGACCTACAAAAGTTTGTTAAGAAGATGACGCTTGCTGAAAAAATTGGTCAAAAGTTTGCTCGTAACCCACAAGGTCGTGGCATTAACATTGGCGAAGATGCAATCAAGACAGCAGATAATTTCAGAGATACTGCTCGTCAGATTTTGCCACGTGATTTAGCAGATTTTCTTACTGTTAAGTTTATTAACGCAGATGCAGATGAGCAGGTTGCTGTAACCCGTAGCCTTTACTACGCAATTATGCAGCGTTATGGTTTAGATGGTCACCCTAAGGGTAAAGAATTTATTGAAGCAGAACTTGCTAGCCATTTTGGTTCTAGAGAAGGCTTAGCAATTACAGAAAAACTTGATGTTCCTAAACATCTTGTTGATGAGGTCAGTCCAACTGGTATTAAATTAACAGACGAAGGTGCTACCTACGACTCTGCTGGAATTATTCACCCGTTCCAAGAGGCTAAGTCAATCAGTAATCTAAACTATGTACAGATTGCACAACTAGCCTATGAGGTTAACCATAAGAAAAACCTTATTATGGCAGTTGGTAAAGGCGCTAGTCAGTCTAAGTTTGCATCTGACCTAGTAAATGCGTGGACAATTCTGACATTGTTCCCAAGACTGGGTGTACGAAGCGCAATTGACGAAGGTTTTGTTTATTTACTTACTGCACCAGCCCGTGACATTATGAACGCTATCTTGCCACGTTATGCTGCAAAGGGACGTGACGCAGGAAAGATTGCGTCTATGGCTACTGGCTCTGATACTGGTGAAGGTTTCCGTGCAGCACTTAAGAATGCAATAGGTTTAACACCTACATCTAAAAAGATTGCACTACGTGACCGCTTACTTCTTAAAAAGAGTATTGCTAGACGTAATGATATTAGCGATGAGCGTGTATCTCAGGCAGAACTAATGGCTGATACAACAGACCTTGCTGTTCGTATGTATGGCATTAACCGTCTTTCTGATGAAGAACTAGATTTTCTTAAAGATGCATTGGTTCACAATCAACACGTTATGAACGGCGCTGCTGGTTCTATGGCAGCACGTGCACAACTATCTGGTGGCTACAGCCAAGAGATAGCAGAGCAGTTGGTTGACCTTAACAACTACGAAAGAATGCTTAAGGAAGCCGATGTTGCTAGCGGTGTTAAAGGTGCGCTAGTTGACACCCGCGACCTAGCACGTTCTAAAGAGTTTGGTGGCAGAGCAGTATCTGCTGTTCACTTTGAAAACTGGACACGACGTTTTTATGGCAATCGCCGTGTTGTCAAAGGTCTAGATGAAGAAACTGGTGCAGAAAAGTTCTACAAGTTTAGTCCAGTAGAAGCCTTCTTTGATAACAATGGTCTAAGAACTGCAGATGACTTTGCTAAAGCAAAACAAATGCTACTTAGTAGCGTTGGCGTTAAAGCCAATGGCAAGATTATCAAGCAGTTGGGTGACGATGCTAAGAATGTATCCACAAGATATACCTATGTTGTTGACGATGCAGAGGCTCTTAAAGATTTCCTAAAGATGTCTGCAAGAACTACTCAGTTAAGACAAAAAGGTTTTACTGATATGGATATTGCAGCAGACCAAGTTGACCGTATCTTGCTAGATATGTACAAGACATTCCACGGGAATGCTAATAAGTTTAATGATGCCCTTTATGCACGTGTTAAATCATCCTATGCAGGTTATACAGCAGATGAAGCGGCTAAAGGTATTGAGATAAAGAATAAGTGGAACCTTGCTACTCAAGCGTTAGAGTTTGATGAGTTTGCTAAATTGACTGATGGTTTTACTCCAGCAGGTAGAATGTATACAACCCTAGACATTGAAGGTCTAGTAGATGTTGAATCTGCTTTTGCTAAGTTGGGCAACAATATGATGGAAATTATGGACCGTCAGGTTACTGGTCTACTCCGTCAGCCAGCGGTTATGACTACATATATGCGTATCCGTAAAAATTACAGCAAATTACAGCAGCAAGAAACCCGTTCTTTAGTTAATTCACAGTTAAAAAATCTTAAAGATGAGGGTATTGACCCGAATGCAATTAAGTACCGTCTACCAAGTGGTGAGCCAGTAACTTGGAAGGACGACATCATCCGCGATGTCAAGGAACTTACAGCCAAGAAGTATTCAGAAGTAGCAATTCAACAGGCTGCTGACACTGTATTAAAGTTTGCAGATAACCCGAATATCCGCACTAACTTTGCTTTGTCATTTAGGAACGTAGGACGTTTCTACCGTGCTACTGAAGACTTTTGGCGCCGTGTGTACCGCCTAAAAGATGCCAGCCCAAGAGTTCTTTACCGTATGCGTCTTATGCATACAGGTATTGATGCTAATGGTGACGTATATGAGGACGCCAAGGGTGACCCATACATTATTATGCCTATGGATGATGCAATCTTTAAGACTGTAGAAAATGTAACCAGAGCACTTACTGGTAACTCAGCATTCCAGCAGCCGTTATTCAATGATGTTACTTTAAAACTTAAACTGGCTAACCCATCTTTTAGCCCTGATGCTGGTATGCCTACACTATCTGGACCAATTGCAGCCCTTGGTGTTATCGGTATGAAGCAGATACTTGGTGCTACAGGTGTAACAGGAAAGAAAGTAGCAGAAGAAATAGATAACTATGCACTTGGTAGCATAGGTGAAGGTATGGATTTAGTCCGTGCTTTAGTTCCTGCTTCA